CCATACATCTTAATCTGTTCATTGATTAAGCTTTGGACTAGATTCTGCTCTGTAGAAGACCCTTGCAGGAAATAAGGATTTAATGCCATTAGCCTATCATGTCAAGAGGTGGTATTTCATAAGTATTAGACATCATTTCTCTAATTCTTTCTAATTCTTTCTCTGCTTGTTCATACATTTCCATTCCATTCAACTCTATTCCACCAGGCAATTTAACTCCTTGGAATTTAGACATATTTTGTCCCCACTGCCTTTTAATAAGAGCAGTAGTATATGGTTTTAAGAATGAATCATTCCACACTTTAGGATAAGTTGAAGGATCTAATAAAGTAAAGCAATCTATCACCAAATAATCATCAACTGATAGACTACCAAAATCAAGATCCAAATATAATCTATCTTGTCTCTTATTAAATCTTATTTGTTTCTCAGTGGTCAATAAGAAGTTAATATCCTCTAGATATGTCTTTACCATTGCATAGGAAAGAAGTTCAGTAGCACCCCAATAATAAATGTCATTTAAGAATAACTGATACTTCACACTGAACATATTGTTAGTGATAGTATTACTTCCATCAAAATGGAATATCTTAGTAACTCCTATAACTTCTGCAGGAATAGGAAGATAATTACTATTTTCAGTATAAGTGAATTGAGTAGTAACCCCAACTGTTGTATCTACTGTAGTGGTTGTTATACCTGCTCCACCAGTTGCTTTTCCTCTATCAATATCTGCTTGAGTTATTTTATATTTTCTATATGACTGATATACACCATCAAAATGTCTTTCTTGAAAGAACTGAACAGCATCATCTACAATATCTTCTATCTGCTCATCTGCAACATTAATTTCTAGCACAGGAGCACCTAACTGCCTTTTGCAGTAGTCTATAAGTTCTCCTCTCGTACTTGGTTGCGCCATTTATCTACTTTACTAGTATAAGATTATTTAGGAAGGAGCAGAAGAGATACCTGCTATAACTAACACATCTCCTGATACTATTCTATAAACTGAAGACCCAGACCCTATTAAAACATCATATACATATCTACCTTCTGTTAGAGTTCTAGTAGCAGTAGAACCTAATGATAACCTAAACTCTCCACCTTTAGCACTAGTAAAACCTACTTCAAAGGTTTTTATTGCATGTTGTGATGATCCAATTGCTACACTCTTAGCAAGTTGAGCAGAACCAGTATATCCAGTAAAATCAAAAGCAGTCCCAGAAGTACCAACTACAGTATAGTCAGCATCCAAATCTGCTCCAGTATTGATGGTTAGATTGACACCATAGGCTACACCTGAACTGGGGTCAAAAGTAAGAGTGTTTTTAGCCATTAGATAGTGCTTTTAGTAAAGTTTTAATTTCATTAATATCATCCTTTAAAGATTTCAAATCATCTTCCATATTATCTATTCTATCAGTTCCATGCTTTCTTCTAGCACGCATCCTGATATAATTATCATATTCTGAAGAATTGGCATTCAAAATAGCATTAGTATGCTCATCTCTAACTAGGTTGGTGTGTCCTTCTACTTTCATGTTATGCTAGGGCAATTACTCTAAGACCTTTAACTCTAGGTGGTTGAGCCTGATTAGTACCAGTACCTACCAATTTGATGCTAAAGTTTTTAAATGTAGGAAGATCATCAATAGTAAATTCATAATCATTCCATACTACTTGCTCTGAAGTATATGCTATTTTATCAGTCTTAGGAACTAATTTATCAGGAAGACCATTGTTCTTAGCTGGATCAACAATTTGACCTGTTGTTAACAAGTTAGAATAACCAGGGAATGGTTGATAAATTAATTCATCATTAGGATCTTCTGTAATAGCATAGAATGCTCTAATATCACTTGTTAGATTGATATGAGCTTGCATATGAATTTTTAATCCAGTAGCTCCATCTTTCAATGTAATTGGTTTAGATGCATATACAAATGCATTAGGATCATTCTTCAATGTGCTAGTTCTATTATCGGTAACCCAATCATCAATTGGATTATTGATTCTATTAGAAGTTAATATAACTCCTACTCTATCCAAATCAATTACAGGAGAAACATTTGGAGTTGCTCCATAAAGTGATAGATTTAAAGTAAATGATTTATTATCAGGAAGATTGGGTAATGATGTTGTTTCATTAATTCTAGAAGCAACCATTCTAGGACTGGACATATAGTTATCAGTAATTAAACTAATTTCTTCAAATCCTTGATCTTGATAAGGTACTTCATCTCCATCTATACTAGATGCTGTAACAGTTCTAATTTGACCTGTTACATTAGATCCTTGTGGTGTAATATTTTGAACTATAGGACTTACAACTTCAAATGGTATATTCTCAGTAGAAAGAATATCAGATCCACCAAGAGATTTACTTTGATTGAAATGTAATTTTGGATAGCTAGTTCCTACAGATCTATCTACACCATTAGTAGACATATCTACTTTAACATTAAAATAATCTAATCCTTTAGGATTAGCAACAGTAGCATCTGCTATATTATGATTAGTATTAATTCTTCTTAAAGATACACCATCCAATTCATACTTATAGAGATAATCTTTCTCATCATGAGAAAGAGTTTGAGTAGAATCAACTCCTCTAGTAACACCAGTTAATGTGTTATTTACTACTCCAGTGTAAGATAGAATTTCACTTCCAACTTTAATATAACCTAAGTTAGTAGAACCAACACCTACATTTTCAAATTCAGCAAAGTCTGTTGCATCATCTACAATAATAGAACCAGTTGAAGTAGAATCATAATCAGATGCTAACTGAGTAGGAGCAACATCAGATTGAATATTAGCGAATGTTACTGTATTTTGATTAGAATACATTCCATGATTCTTTTGATTTACTCTAATATGTAAACCATCATTAGTTGATTCTGGAGATCCAGACAACCAAACATCTCCACCAACAGTATGGTTAAGAGTAACTATTCCAGCACTTGTAGTGTATCTAATTGTTTTACCAACACCAGTAGCAAAGTCTCCCTGAACATTATCTAAAACAAATTCATTATTTCCACTCACAGCACCAATAGAGAATCTAATATCTCTTCCAAGTGAATTAACACCAACTGATGTTATACCAACAACATCACCTATAACATATCCACTACCTCCATTTGCTATGGTTGCAGCAGATGCTACACCATTAGTAATAGTAAGATTAGCAGTTGCATTTCTACCAAAACCAGTAACAGTATTAAGAGAAATATTCTGATAAGTTGCAGTGCCAGAAGAAGGTGTATAACCAACTCCAGCATTTGTAATAGTTAAATTACCATTTGCAGTTCCTGCTAGTCCAGCCAATCTTGCAGTGGCATTACTACCATCCTGAGAAATTATATTACCAACAGTTACTCCAGTATCAGATATTGTAGTATTAAACCCAATTCTAATTTTATTAGAAGCTACTGATAATGAATCTTTTAATAAAGGTGGAATATCATCTGCTTGTGTCACTAAAGGTGGATTTGTAAAGTTAACATTTCCAGTTCTTGTATTGAATTTTGCCTTATAAAGAACAAACTTCAAATCTTCATATTGACTAGCATTCCAAGTTTCTCCATTCTGAGATTTGAACAGAGAACCCAATGTAGGTTGAGCACTTACAACTACTTGCTCAGCTTCTGGTCTATCCTTTGTCTGAACATCAACTTCACCCATTCTAGAAATCCAAGCAGTATATTCATTACTGTTTGATAAAAGGACAATAGCATAAGATTGTCCGCCTGGTAGATAAACAGGAGAAGGGAATCTAACTATAGTTCTAACAGAGGCATCATCAGATATATTAACATCATCTGGGTTTAATACCACTTCACCAAAAGGAATTATCTCAGTGGTTGGTACACCCAATTTCATTGTTCTTAACTGAACACTGCAAGGTAAGAACTGGTCTTTAGTTCCAAAATAAAGATCTACCCTAGTAGCATATATTCCAACTCCATGAGGAACCCAGAAAGATTGAGCAAGAGGATCTTGATATCCATGACCACATGGTTTTGTTAATTCATTATAACCAGCTTTATCTGTAATTCCAGTTTCACCTGCAATCTCAGAAAAAGTTACAGCAGCAGCATCAGATAATGCATCTTTTTGTGCTGTAGTAGCAGTATTAGCAAAATCTATATGCTCCTTCATTCTTGCTTGGACTGCTACTGGATCAGTAATTCCTTCATTAGCAATTGCTGCAGTCCAATATTTCATAGCACCTTCATCAGGAGGTGGAGATCCCATCTGAGCATATGCATTAGATATAGGATCATTAGACTCTACAACTGTATTTCCAGAATTATCTGTTTGAACTACAAATCCACTACTATGAGAAGGTTGACTACCAGTTATCTTAGGAACATAAGCAGGACTAGATGCCCAAGTTTTTGCTTCTGCAGCACCAGATCCTTTAGAACCATCTCCAGTCAGTGCAGGAGTATAATCAATATAAGTAGAATCCCCTCCACCAATACGATCTTCAGGTAAATCAACCACCACATTTGGCGATCCAATAACTGTTATAGTATCCTCTATAGGTGGTTGATTGTGTATTGTTACACTATTAACTAGAGTAGTTCTACTATCACTTCCCAAAGATTCACTTTCTACTCTGGTTATCATGTCAGTATGAACATTCTTCACACTAATAATAGTACCCTGCATTGTATTAACAGTTCCAGTAGATTCAAAAGTTCCACTGACATCACTAGTAACATTTCCTGCTATATTACTGTTAATTGAACTAGTTGTAAGTCTAAAGACTTTCTTACCAGTTTCAAATTTTGGTGTTGTTATATTATTAGGATTAGGAATAAAGAAAGAACCTAAAATACTTCCTAAATTATCAGTTCTAAGTCTTACATTTGAAACAGAAGCTTGAGCATTAGATGTCTGTCCTACCAATTTAAGACCTTTTTCAACATACCCATAATAAGTGTTGTCAGATTTTTCAGCTAAAGAATCTAGATTAATATTAAGAATAGATGATGTGGAGGAATATAATTCAGGGATAGTACTAATATCAGAAGAAGCAGAAGCATCTGTAGATGTATTAGATGATGAATCTGGTACTATAGTATCAACTATAATAGCACCCAAAGTTGTTCCTGTCGCTCCTTTAGTTAAAGCAGTTAATTGATAATATGGATTAAGGTTATAAGTTTCATTAGGACTTGTTGGATTTCCTCTCTTATGGTTTGACTGTGCAACTTGGAATCTAATTAATTCCTTTCCTTCATTATTAGTTCCTACAACAGTTTCTCCTACTTGGAAAGTTCCAGTAGTCATTGATATTTCAAGAAGTTTAGGAATAATATACTTTGCTACTTCCTGTCCATCAAAGAAAGCATAAACACCAGTTGAAGGTTTAAGAGTTCTAGCATCAAATTTGATGTTTCTAGATCTCATATAAGCACCTATTTCGGTATTGATTACCTTAGGTCCTTCATTAATAGTACTAAATGTTTCTTTAACTAATTTTCTAGTAGCCTTTTTCTCTTTAGTACCAGTTCTAGTTTGAGTAACATATGTATTTCTTGCTAATCTATGTGTTCCATGCCACTCATCATCAGTCCATGTACTTCCAGTATTGCTCCAACCTGTCCAATTTTCAGTCCATCCTCCCCAAGTTACTGGACCATATCCAGCTCTTGAATCAAATCCTGCTTGATCTAATTGTTCTTCATTTTCAGTATAAGTAACTAGATCTTCATTTTTAGCTTCAAGTACAACTTCATCTACCCATATATCAGAATCTGGTGTTAAAGTTAAAGTTCCTCCATAATAACTTACCAAATAAGGTGTAATATTTTCAACTCTAGTAGCAAAAAGTTGTGATACATGAACAACCTCATCATACATTAAGGTTAATACATTACCTGTCCTTCTAATACCATTCAAGCTATTCATATCTATTTTAAGATCAAGCTCAGTGGTATAAGGAGAAGGTCTTAATTCTCCATTTTTATAATCAATAGAGTTCTTTACAGCAGTCTTTTTAAGTTGATTTTCAGTATCAGAGAAATCATCTACAAAGAAACCAGATTTAAATCTATTTAAACCATCAGCATCAGTAATCTGCATATTCAAAGTTTCATTCTCTAATAAAGAGAGTGATGTATAAAATTCTAAATTTTCAATTCTCTTCTCAAGTTTATTAATATCACTCATCTGATATCTCTTATAAGATGCCAGAGTAACACTTGCGTTATTTACATTGAAAAGATATGGAGGAAGCTTGATAGAAGCAATTTCCAATCCACCTTCAATAGGAACAGGCCATTCAGGAGACTCTGCTGGCACACCATTAACTAATTGGAAACTTCCATTCTTTGTAAGATAAATTTTATCTAATCTAGGAAGATAGAATGAATAATCCAATAAAATAGATTTATCAGATGCTAAAATATTTTTAGCAGAATTTCCAGATGAATCAAATGTTCTACCTAAGAATTCAAAAGGAGAACGTGATGTACCTGTAAAATCAGAAACTCTAGGTCTTATATCAATAATATCACTTACTCTACATCCATTAATATCATGCAAGTCTCTATAATGGAAATTATCATAAGAATTGACAGTAGTAATATCACCTGTATCAGAAGCTGTAAAATAAGCTGATTCAAATATTATTTTTAACTTTTTAGATGGTGCATCATAACCTTCCTTTCTTATTATTCTGGAATAGTCATAAATGGTATTTCTTTGACCATCATCATAAGTAAATTCATTTGTTATATTATTAGACCCTAATGTAAGAGCACCAATAGTACCAGTAATTCCAGATTCCCTAAAAGTAACTGTTTCTCCAACTTGGAAAACAAAATCATTTAAAGCAGCATATTCTATAGAAGAATCACTACTTTTACTAACATACATTCCAATAGCTCTACCATTATCACCTATAAAAGTTTCTCCAATTAATAAATCACCTGTTTTTCCAGATGCACTATTAATTGAACTAAATGTAACTATAGGTAAAGTAGCATCACTAGTATTCTTAGATTCATACACCCCATATATTTTAACAACATCTGGAACGTTTAATGATATCTCATCATCTTGAACCCTAGTTCCATAGACAGTATTATAAGTAAGACCATCATTTAAAGTAGTAGTTCCAATACCAGATATAGAACTAGCAGACCCAACTATATTGAGTACATTAATCTTTTGTCTTTCTTTAATTTTCTCTTTTACATTTATTTTACGTAATGTTGCTATTAATTTAGCTGGACTATTAGTTCCCAATCCATTAATTATCAATTGAGTAGAACCTTCATTAAAATCAAACTTATCTGATGATAATGCTTCTGTGGTTCCATCAGTTCTTATTAAAACATAATCTTCCTCATCATATGGTAGAAATGTTTCTGCAGCACTTCCACTACTAATAGTTCCTGTAGAATTATCAGTTATATCAACATCAAACTGTTTCCTAATTGTAATATGAGAATCTGTTAAATCTACATCTGAGATGTTATTTTTAGGTAACTTTGTAAATAAAGTATTATCTGTAGAAGATTGGAATTGAGAAGTTAATATCTTAAAATTAGATATGTTAATTGGTCCACCTGTAGTAGAAAGTCCTACTGATGTATATTGAGGAAGACCACCTTCACAAATACCAGTAACAGTAGTAACTCCAGATATAGTTAATGAATTTTGAGATACACTTTCAATTCTAGCAAAAGAAGGAGTCTCACCTCCACTAATATTAGTATTAGTATAAGAAACAAGATTACCTACAGTAGCAATTCCTATAAAGAACTTACTCTTATCAGTGCTTGTAACTGTAGCAATTCCTAAAGAAGTTCCTGAAGTAGTAGCTGCACTAACATTAACTTCTCCTATATGAGAAAATACAGTTTGTTTTACATCACCACTAAAAGTACTAGCAGTACTTACTGTTCCGTGAATGGATTTAATATCACTAGTAGTATATGAAGTAGATCCTACTGAAATATTTCCACTTTCTATTCCATTGAAAATTAATTGCTCACCAGTAACAAATGTTCCTTTAGTATTATAAGCAGTAACAGCAGTACCAACAGCATTAAATCTTAGGTATCCTGTAGCACCACTAGATTTTCCTTTAATATGAGTAGGAACAACTAAAGCATTTACTGGATTGGTATTTAAAGTTATATTTGTATATGTTTGAATATCATATAAAGCAATATCCCATTCGTTTTCATTAGGAATAGAAGTATTATATGATCCAGACTCTAAAGCAAAATCATATACACGTGCTAATCCTATTTCTTTACCAGCAGCAGTAGTTTCTGCAGTACCAACTCTTCTATCTCTTAAACTTACAGTATAATTAGTACCTATTCCAATACTAGGAGAACCAGAAACTCTATTTAAACTAAAAGTTGGTCCTGTAACATAGTTTATACTTTGATCTTTTAAAAGTTTTGTAGTTCTTGGTTTTTCAAAATCTAAGAACGTAGGAACTATAGATTCTACTTCAAATCCTTCAACATAAGCTTTTCCTGGAGATAACTTATAAGTTCCTAAATCATCACTGGGGGTATTATTGTTATATGTTGTTTGATCAGCATTAAAAATACCATTGTTTCCTTCATAATCATTTAAAGTATTTTTAACAGAAAGTGAAAATGGTTTAACATAATAGTTTCCAGATTCATCAAAAGTTCTTCTTGCAAATTCATTGGCTATTTCATTATACTCAGTTCCATCAGGACGTACATAAATTAATTGCCCATTCCTAATTTCCATCAATTCTATAAAATTAGATGGCTTAGGATCTTGAGGAGATACTGATACTAATTGGACTCCTATTGCTAATCTATCAGCACCAGGAGCAGTATAATTACTATATCCAGCAGCATTATCTGTTAGATTTTGATCTAAATCAGAAGTGACAATAGTTTCTTTAACTTTTAATCCAACCTTTACAGTTACATTATCAGTATAAGGATCTAAAACTAATGTTTGAGATGGAACATCTACAAAAAATCCTCTTACAAAATATATACCAGCAGATAATACAGCAGCTGCGCCAGTAAATGCACATATACCATCAGATACTTGAGCAATAGGCTCTCCTGGTTGGAAAGTTGTACCGTCTTTTGTAGTTACTATATTAGTATCTAATAATAAACTTTCTCCACTAACAAACAATTCATTATCTTCACCTCCAGTGTTTAAATATGTAATGAATAAGACATACCAATCTTCACCTAAAGATTTACTAATAAATGATTTTATTTTAGCTTTTACTCCTGATTGACTACCTATTACTACCTGACCTATCAATCTATCAATATAAGAATCTACATCTATCCCTTCATTAGAAATTTGAATCCTAACAGAAGTATATCCTCCATTATATCTAATACCACCTCCAGTCACAGAAGATCCATCTTTAAACATATGGCTTCCAAATTTTTCAATCTGATCTTGAAGAATAGATTGAATTCCAGTTAATTCCCGAGCTTGAACTGGCAATCCTGGTTTAAATAATATTTTACAATAACTATCATTTCTATCAAAATCGTCAAAATAAGGAGCGACGTTTAGATTAGTTTCCTGTGGCATGAGTCTTTAGAATTGCAAAATGACTTTGATATCTTCTCTTTGGTTAGCAGACCTAGTAATAGAAGGTCTGTTATCAACATATATTATATTTCCAGAGTACTTCTTAACTTCGGGATTTGAAACTCCTTGAGTAAAACTCTGTCCAAGGTAATATGTTCTATTATTTATTATGGTACTTATACCAGGACTGGATGAAGTTCCAAAGTTGGTATCTATTCCTAAAGTACCTTCATTACTAGCAATATTAACATTTCCTCCTGTAGTAGGATTTGCTGTAAATGGATGTAATGAATATCCATAAGTAGGATCAGTTTTTAAAGATCCATCACTATTAAATCCAACTAAACTTTTATCTTGCCAATATTTAAGAACTCCTGTTGTTTGATCATAAGAAACTACTCTTCCTACAGCAGTAGATCCTACTCCTACTGTTTGAGTAACCTGTCCATCTAAATCAAAAGTAGCTGTAGTATAACCTGCTCCTATTAACTTTAATGCATATAAAGAACTAGCTTTAGAAAGAGTCAAATTAGCAGTTGAATCAAAAGCTTGAGGATTTTCTACAATTCCAATTCTAGCAATTTGGTTCCCAGTTATAAAATCTGGATTTTCTGAGTCATTTTCTATTTTAGAATAGACTAATACATTAGTTGCTCCCAGTTCCCTATAAACATCTGATCCATGTCCACCTTGAGGAGGAACTATTACATTAAAAACTGGTATTGTTGTTCCAGTAGGAACTCCTCCTGATGCTAAATCAACAGTTCCATAAGTGTAACCTGATCCACCTTTTGCTATATTAATAGATTCTACTTTAGCATCATTATTAATAACTATAGTTGCTTCTGCTCCAGAACCATCTCCATTTATAGGAACACCAGTATAAGTTCTATTAGCAGTTCCTATACCAGATCCTCTATTAATAATAGTAGCAATTTTTAATTGTCCACTGGTTGATGCATTATCTCTTACAGCAGAATTATCTGTGTTAGTGTCCCAATTGCCAGGAACTGGCATATAATTAGTTGAATCAAACTTTGCAATATCACTTGGTTTAATAGTATAAAGATATTTCCATACATAACCATCTCCACTATCTCCTGCAGATCTAGGTTCTAAATCTGTAAATGTAGGTTGGTCTAGTGAAGGTCTTCCTGTAGTATTTTCTGGGTCTGTACCATTTTGTAAGCAAATATAAACCTTATAATCTTCATTTACTACAAAATATTTGGATGCATATAAATTAGTTGCACCAGAAGGTTGTGCTGTATTTGTTCTACTAATATCTCCTCTATACATGTCATAAGTTATACCTGAAGTCCAAGTATTCTTACTAACCACTCTACGTACATCTGAAGTTGTAATCTTCTTCAGTGCTACCATAGTATCCCAATAATCATCTTCTTGATCAAAACTATCCTTAGGGGCAGGTGGATTGCTATCCCATGTAGAAGAATAGTTGGTAGCATTAGGCAAACCAACAAAAGAATAATATGAATTAACAGTAGAAGTTGCTGCTGAGACAAAATTCTTAGCATTCAATATTCTTAGTTGATCAGTTATAATGGCTGACATTTTTACTATTTTTTAGTTATTTATGTGTTATAATTTACGTATCTTAAAGGATTGACCCTTTCAATTATTGGTGAAGTAGATATACCAACTAATCCATTAGAATTACCAGCATAAGATGTAAATTGTCTAGCAGATCCTCTAGGAGCAGTAACAATTCTACCCCAACTATATTCACCAAAGAACTCACTATGTCCAAGTCCAGTTAATCCATTATAATCTTGAACACTTACTGTAACTTGAGCAACATAGGTTAATCCAATTCCTATACCCATAGTTTGAGCAATAGAAACTTGAGCAACTTCATAGACATTATCTAAGAAGGATGTACCTATACCAACTACAGTACCATCTTGATATAGAGAAGTTACTGAAGCACCTACATTAGAATTAAAGACTGTAAAGTAATATCCAGTTGTAATTCCACTTACAGTAATAGCAGTTCCTACAGTAGCTGCATTTCTGAATGGAGAATCTTTTGGAAGAAGTAAATCAAATACAATAGCAGTTGATGCTACACCTACAGATGTTGTAGATATACCAGATATAATTCCAAAATCACCAGAATATGATACATCATTAATAGTCTCAACTAAAGAAACTACTTTAGGTTCTCCTATAAGAACTGAAGGAGCAGCAGTGCTGGTATAAGCAAATCCACTAGTAGTTCCTCCATAAGAAACTGTAATAGCATTAACAGTTCCTACTCCACTTATAGTAGCAGTTGCTCTAGCACCTTGAGAAGTAGTTAAACCAATAGGAGTGGTAATTGATACTGTAGGTGCTATGGTATATCCAACACCAGGATTTGTAATATCAAATGATGTCACAGTTCCAGCAACTGAAACAAATGCAGTAGCAGATGCTCCAACTAAACTTTCTTGAGAAATAATTCTAATGTTAGTTTGATTATCATAATTTTCTTTATAATTATCAAAGAATGTTCTTATATTAGAAACATATATTACAGTAGATCCTACTCCAACAGATTGTATAATATTAGTATTAGGATATATCAATGGTTCATATTCAGTTCTATCTTTAGTAATTGCAACACCATCTATAAATTTATCTTGAGTTTGTCTAGACCATATAACAGATCTTTGGAATGTTTCATTAGTAGTAATTCCTGGACCAGCATAAGAATTTGTGTCCAAACTATCTGAAGAATTGACACTAGTTACTGTTCTTTTCTCTTCTTCTAATCCAACAGATTGATCATATAATCTAATTTCATCTCCTTTCTTAACTGTTTCTAATATATCAACATTAGTAACATCCACAGATCCTGTTCCTCTATAGAATAAAATCTTAGAAGTATCACCCTCTTTTGGAGCTTCCTTAAAGGTGATAAAACTACCACCTTTAAATTCATAACCATCTCCAGGAACTTGAAGAATATCATTAATGAATACTAATATTAAAACTTCAACATCTATATTTGATCCTGGTTTGGTTTGAATGGTTTGCTGTACACCATTTAAATTTAATGCAAAAGATATAGTTTGTCCATCAAATAAAGAATCTAATGGATCTAATACTTGGAAATCTCCAACAGTCCATCCAGCAAAACTATCACTTACAGTTTCATTAACTGTTAATTGGAATTCTCTAAATTCATCTGCACCTGCTGTGGGTATACCAACAGCACCACCAACTCCAATAGTTAATTTCTGAGTCTCACCATAACCATATCCTTGATTGATAATTTCAAAATCAATTACACTACCACCTAGACCAACAACTATATTAGCTCTTGCTTCTGATCCTACTCCAGATTGATTTGAGGGATAGAATAGAGGCATGTTATCATAAGATAATGGCTCATCTATAACAACAGTAGGAGGATTAGTTGATGTATAACCAGTACCTGGATTGGTTATAGCGATACTTACAATATTACCACCACTAATAGCAGCAGTACCAATAAATTCAATATTAGGTGCTCCTGTACTTAGTGTCTGAACCCCTACATTAACAATTGTCTGAATACCAGTTCTATACCCTGATCCACTGTTTCCTATGCTTACAGAACTAATAGTACCCAATCCAGAAACAACAGCAGTTCCTCCTGCAGCAACCAATGGTTGATAACCTAAACCTTCTGTAGATCCAACAGAAACAATAACACCACCCAAAGGAACATTTGCAGTATTAGGATCATAAGATACTGATGAAATAGATCCTGTAAACTGAACACTAGTGATTCCTGCACTTTCTATTAAAGTAAAATCACCAGGTACAGCAATACCACCAGAATACCTTTGTGGTCCTTGAGGAACTTGATTAACTAATATAAGAGCATTATTTGTAGAGAATCCTGCTACATTACTACCATCGGACTTAAGAGTAAACTCAGTTGTCAATCCAGTGAAATTAGAAGAAATATCATCAAATATATAATTGCCAGCATAAGGTTCATCAGAACTACCAGTAATACCAGATCTCATAAATGATCTTGCATTAAAGGATGAATGAGTAGCAATACCAACCCAATCCCTTTCATCAGGTTCATTAGTAGTAGTTGATAATGGAGTTAATCCAACAGGAGCAGTAAAGAAGTTAACAGTACTATCAACAATATTATAATTTCCTTCTACCTTAGTAATTAAAGTATTATCACTATGAACACCTGATTGTGTACCCATCCAAGGTCTAGTAACAAGTAGAACGTTGGTAGCACCCAATCCAACAGAATCTACCTTCATGATCTCATCACCAATCTTCAACATATCTCCACCAGTAATAGACGTTATTCCTGACAGTTTAATTTTATCTGTGGTAGCAGATACATCAGCAGTAATAGTGGTAGTTACAGCAGTAGCAACTATTGGAGATTGAACCACATTATCAATACTCAATATACATCTTGAGTTTTGTTTAGTTGATGTAAAGGAATGGGAAGTTCCAACACCAACAGCAGTAATATCCAAATAAGTAGGAGTAGTCTTTAATGCATTTTCTGCAGAAGTTGCAAGTCTAAGAGTAGAGTCATCAACCTTAACAGCAAAGACTTTAGAAGGCATTTTATCTGTAGTACCATATCCAGTTATAGATTGTGACTCAATTTCAATAGCAGAAGTAGTACCAGCTCCAGTATATCTGTAAGTTAATTCTTCACCAGTAACAAAGTAATGATCTGGTAGTCTAATTGTATCTTCTGTCAAATTAACTGTAGTAGAAGCACTTCCTACAAAGTCTCTCTTAAAGATTGGTAGTTGTCTATGCTTAAGTTCAAATGCTCTCTTAACATCAGTCTCAGTAGCAGTATAAGCACCAAAACCAGTATCAATAGTAGCATTAGTTAAATCTATCTCATTAACCTCATTTGCCTCATCAACTAGTCTCATAGCAGTCTGGAAGACTCTAACTTGAACATTAGCACTAGCAATAGGAGTAAATGTTAAAGTTGTATAATCACCTGAAATAGCAGCACTAAAATCACCAAGGTTAGTTACAGTTTGGTTAATAGCATATTCAGTAACAAAAGGAGTAGTTCCATCATCAACAACAATGACTTCTGATATTTGATAATGACTATTAGTAGTATCTTCTACAGTTACAATATAATAAGCACCATTAAATGTTTCAGTTTCATATTGTGCTATTGTTGTAGCTGATGGAGAACCACTAGCAGATATAGCAGTATATCTAGAATCTAAATTGGAAGTATTTAATGATGTAGTACCAACTCCAGCAGATGATGCATTTCCAAAGTCTACATGAATAGTATTAGCAACATATGTGCTTGCAGTAGATACTGTAGGATGAAGATCTAAATGAACTCTAGAACCAGCAATATATGCACTATAAGTTCCAAGACCAGGTTCTCCAGATGCGCTTCCAACACTACCTGTAGTTAACTGTCCATATTCTACTAAATCTACATTAGTTCCATCATGAACCAAACTTATCTCATCATGCTCCCAATATGAAGCATCACTAGCAGCATATGATACTAAAACCTTAGATGCTCTATAAGTAGTAGCAAAAGATATAATATTATGTTGTGTAGTAATTCCTAAAGGTATAAGTGTGGTACTACTTACAATATTAACAATTCCACCCAATCCAGTAGAACCTACACCAGCAACACTATCAGAAATGTTATAGGAAATAGTAGAAGTGTCATAATTATTATATTTAAATTTCTTAGGATAGAATAGCAATCTTCCATCATCACCAGCAATATCCATATCAAAAGAACCTAAGTCTCCACCAAACTCACCAAGGTCAGTATTAGTTTCAACTCTACCATACTGATTTAAGAAGATATTACCAGTATCATCATGAAGAGCAGATACTAAGAGTATTTGCCTCTCTTTAGTAAATCTCTTATCCCTAATAAAAGCAATATATTTTCTATATCTTACACTTGCTAAAGTAAAGCTATCTACAGACATAAATGCATCTGTTCTAGCATTATTATTGAAATCTCCACTAATATCATCTATAGTCAATACCCTATTACCAACAGACTCATTATAATCTTGTAAAATTTTAGTATCAAAAACTATTTCATCTGAAATGACTTTAGCACCTACTCCAGTATCAAGTGTTAAAGTTTTTTCTCTTACTAAATCAAAATCAAATACTGTATTAATATCCATCAAAGAAATTAAGTCATTTATCACTTCAAACTTAGTTTCGCTTTGAGCAGAAACAATTCCTACTTCACTTTCATTACTAATAATTAAATCACTAAATTTCTTAAATCCTGCTGTATGATTTAATGTAGATACAGGTTCTTTCCATGTTTCATATTGAACTTCTGATTTAAGAGAATATGAGAAATATTGATAATAATCACTATCAATAACTCTCTGTAAATCATTATTTAAAAATCCAGTATTTTTTTGGAATCCTTCTTTTACTATAGAAGAAGAACCAATATCATATAATGAATTATCTGTTATAACTTCAGTTATAGTTCCTTGAGTTCCAGAGGATTCTCCTACAAAGGATTCTCCTACAACAAAATCTTGTGTAGAAGATACTCTAAGATATCCATAAGAATTATTCCAAGATTGAATAGATCCTCTCTTAGACCCAGAAACAACATCTTCACCTTTTTCAAATTCATCAACTTTTAACTTAATATCAAAGATTGGAAAATCTTTTTCAGCTACAATTTTAGCTGATGAAAGATTTGATTTAAATGTACCAGGAATTTGACCATCTTCAATAATATTAGATAAATTATATCTTACAGTTCCAAGAGTTCCTCCAATATTTGCATCTGTTGCTAAAATTTCAAATAAAGTATAATCATAATTCTCACTATTATATCCTCTACCAGTACTACCAAGTCCTACACTAACACCCTCTATCATTACCTTCTTACCCACTTCAAATGGATAATCTGCAGCATCACTGAAACTAGCTCCAATAGTTATTGTTACATTCTTATTTCCATCATCATAATCAATACTATTAATAGTATATCCATTAGAATTACTAGTAGGAATAATTTTAGGGGTAACATTATTCAAAGTTTTAGTATTACTTAAAATACTAACTTGTGTATCTCCTAATTTATAATTTAATTCTACATCACTAACTTCAGTATTAGTTAATCCATCCAAAAGAACTAAACCAGGAGATTCTAAGTAATTTTTACCAACAGAAGTAACTCCTATAGTATTAAGAGAAGTAAGTAAATCTAATTTAATTAATTGAGGAATATTTGCTTCAGGTCTAAGAGTTTTATCTACCGAATAATCAAATCCAATATCTTGAATATTCAATTGACTTATTCTACCTATAGTAGGACCTTTAGTTTCTAAAATTGCATTTTTTCCACTATTAGTTAATATAGTACTAATACCAGGCAAGGTTTTATATTCAAAACCTTGATTTTCAATTTTAACATTAGCTATTGAACCTTCAACATTCTTAGAATTTGTAATATACTCAAATTTACCATCAGATGAAACATATTCTAATTTTTGAGGAATAAGAGGAGAGATGAAAGAGAATGTAGTAGATCCTACACCCACTAAAGTATGACCTCCTGAAAGTGGATTGAGGTTTAAAGTAGCAGAGTTAGAATTTTTAACATTAGTAGTATCTCTAATAATTCCTAATTTAATAGATGAATTGGAAAGTTCATTTATTGGAGATAAATTATAATATAGAGTTTCATTAATTTCTTTAACGTTTTTAATTGTAAGGTTTGCAGTTGCATCTATACCTATTCTTCCACTTCTAACTACATTAAAATCATCACTTTCCCCAGATGTAAAGAAAGAATTATTAAGATTAGGATCACTATAAAGATTAAAATCAAATGCACTATAAGAAACTCCTCCATCAGTAAATGCCAAAGAAGAATCAGAAAGATCAAAGTATACTTTTAAATTTCTTTCTAAAGATATTGGAGGATTAATTGGAGAAATGGTTCCAGCAGAAGCACTAGTAATATCAATCGCTTTTGGTTCTGAATGTATAGCATCATAATAAGTATTAGATAATTTAATAGTATTCTTATCTACTATTGAAGCATAATAAATTCCATTATTTACTAATCCACCAGAAGAAGTGGTTGCAGTATGAATTACTTTCTGTCCTTTATTATATCCATGACGTGGAATAGTAATAGTATTATTACCAACACTAACATCACCTGAACCAAAAGTTCTAGGATCTATAACTAATCTTCTATTATAATCATTATATGCTACTACTACAGTAGTTGTAATTCCAGGTTCAGCTGTTAAAATAACATCATCTTTAGATTTAAGTCCATGAGTAGAAGCTGTAGATACTGTTACCAAAGATCTACTTAAAGTTCCTGTTAGAACATTATCATAATTAGTTTTAAAACTATGGTATACTCCAGTACCAACTCCAATAAAGTATAAAGTAGATGCAGTAGTAGTACTATTAATTCCTACAAAAGAACCAGTAGATCCTAATCCCACTCTAGCAGTAGCAATTCCTATTAAATCATTGTTTATTTTTGCTGCATATACTGTTTGACCTTGAGTTAGAGCAAATCCATCTATACCATCAGTAGAAACTGATACAGCAGCTCCTGCATTAGTATTATAAGTTAATGCATCTCCAGTTAACAATCCGTGATCTTTAAAATATAAAGATTTTGTAGGAATGAATACTTCACTTATTCCAGCTCCTGGATTAGAGAAAACAACAGTAGATCCAATCCCAACTCCAGAAACAGTTCCCAATCCTATTGCTTCTACAGGATTAAAATATAATTCATTATTTAATTTTAAATCAGAATTATTTAATGAAGAAGTATTATTAAAACTAAATTTCCTTGGTTTCTGCTCAACTTTAGAATATGCAGTATGAGCACTACCTGTAGTTGAATTCCATTCCCTTATTACTCTGATTCTAGAAGATTCAGAATCAACATTTAATACTTTTACGCATTCTGTACCTATTCCTAAAACATCATTAGATCTTAAGAATGGTGCTCTAACATATCCATCTAAATTAAAGTAAGTTATAATACCAGTGCTAGAAGAAGCAGTAAGTGCATTAGATAATCTAAAATTATCTGTTGTAACTCCTATTCTTATAAGAGAATTATTTCTTATTCCACTAGTACTTAATCCTGAAATATAAGTAGTTTCATTATGATAGAAATTATGAGGATTAGTAGTATAACCAACAAATTGTCCACTATACTCTCCAAGTATAAACTCTACATTAGAAAACTCAGTATAAGCAACACTAACTTGATTTACAGTTTTTCCAGTAATAAAATCAACTGAAGCCTTAGAACCATATCCACTAGAACCAGCATCTTCAAAAACTACTTCATCTCCAACTTTATATCCAGTTCCTCCAGTATTAACTCCTACTCTTTCTATAGTACCAGAAGTAGTAGACTTTACATGAGTTCTTTGTTTATGAATCTTACTTGGATTTACTAAGAAATCATAACTTGTATCATTAAGAAGGAAATTATAAGGATCAGTATTTCTAACCAAATTAGTTTGATTAAAATCTACTAAATCTTGATTTGACCTATAATCAAAATTATAATCTATAGATTGATGCTTAAATGAATTACCTATAAAATATGGAAATTGTGGTTTTCTATAATTTTTAAATGCACCTTCATCATCATTTATAGTAGGGTTAATGAGAGCAAAATATGCATATACTCCATTAGGAAATTCTGGAGTTTTACAGAATCTTCCATTATGTTCATCTAAATCTTTATCATCAGAATAAGAATAATCTTCTACAAAAAATCCTTCAGAATATACCATCTCGCCATTAGCTGTGAGAGGGTTGGGTCTGTCGCTAGATATGGAAGGGGAGAATCCAGATTCTAAAATTTTAATTGGTCCACCAGAAGCATTTGTATATCCATAAGGACCATAAATTGGACATCCATCATAAGACCATCCAATAATAGGAGAGTGAGTAACAGAAACTTGTTCAATATCATTTTCAAGAGATAAATCAGGAACAAATACTTCTTTATCACCAACAGTTCTCTTAATATAAGTATTTTGTCTTAATTTTCTAGGAGCATATAAATGAGAATATTGAAGACCATATTCCACATTTAATCCATTACTTATAATTCCATCATCAGTAGTAATCTGGTCATTTTGTATTAATCTCTCTACGCTATTAATAGTCCAAGTTTTAGGATTTGAATAGAACTTAGATCCATCTCCATTAGATGTTACTGTTATAGTAGCATCTGTTGAGGTATGTCCAACTCCACTATTGACAATTCTAACTGAATCTATTGTACCTCCTTTTAGAATAGGAATAATCTCAGTTCCTTTACCAGGTCCTAATAATTTTAAATCTGGAGGTGAATTATATTCACTTCCAGCATTCTGTACTATAACTTCAGTTAATTTACCATCAACACTAATAACAGGAATTAACTGAGCATTCTTACCACTTTTAGGAGTAAATGTAGGTTGTCTATTATAGTTAATAACATCAGAAGATCCATAACCAACCCCACCTTCAGTAAGGTATACTGATTTAATAGATCCTCTTACTACAGGTCTTAAAGAAGCATTAAAATTCTGTCCACTAAGAGTTGAAACTCCTATATGACCTTCTAATGATATTGTAATTGGAGGATAATTAAATTCATTAATACCAGAACCTCCAGATAATAATTCAACATATTCTTTATTTCTAAAATGGAAATTGGCTGGAGTAGACCCAACTCCAACAGCAGATAACTTAAATGAACCACCATTTACTGCTGTTACATAATAATTGGTTAATGTTGTAAGTCCAATAATAGGAGTTGTTTTATTATCATATCTTATAATTTCTCCAGTCTTATATCCATGACCAGAAATATTAATTATATTAGTGGCAGTATTAATTCCAGAAGAAGTTGCAGAAGTTAATCTATTGGTATAATTTAAACCAGAATTACCAATACTTACAGAACTAACTACTCTCTTTTTATTTGCGCATTTAATTTCTTGAATTCCCTCTCCATATCCAGTAAGAGAAATACTAGAAATTCCTGATATAGCATCCAAATAAGTGCTATGTAAAGAAACAGTAGTTGCATCTTTAATAGCACAGTAATAAGGTGCATTAGTAGTCAATCCAGCAATTGCTGTTTGGGTGTCAGTGATATAAGTTATTAACTCACCATCTCTAAATTTATGGAAAGTTGAGAATCCAATAGTATTATTGGTTGTATTAACTAATCCTCCAATTTCAGTAGAATCAAATGTTAAAGAATGTTCTTTTAAAATCAAATTAACATTAGCAATACACCCACTACCATTTCCTCCACTTATTTTAATGGTAGGTCTTGCAAGATAATCAAATCCTCCATCCACAACATCTATTCTCTCTACAGCACCTTGTACTTCACAATAAGCAGATACTCCAGCACCCACACCATCTGTAACTCCTAAAATAGGAGGATTTACTACATCATAATTATCACCACCACTAGTTACAGAAATATCCTGAATAGGTCCATAATGAACAACATCATTAGACTTATAATTGAGAATTTCTACACCATTTATTAGAATACCAGTTTTTCCCCTTGGAGTTGATTGACTAGTTAAAGATGGAATAGGATCTTTAATTTTTCTGATTAATTTTTGAGAATTTATTGATTTTTGAGAAAAACTAGAAAGTTCAAATTTATTATTAGTTACAGTCCCACTAAAAGAAACATATATTTCATTAGAAATATTTGCACTACTTTTAGAAATTTTAATTGTATTAATATCTACCTTTTTTACAAAATATTCACTTGCACTAATATCTAACTTATTATCACCACTTCCAGGAACATATGTTATTCTTTCTCCAGTTATTAATCCATGATTAGGAATAGTTAATTGATTATCTTCTGTAAAAGAACCTGAGAACAGAATATCTGATTCTCTAATATCTAAAGCATCATCAAAATAACTTGGAAGTGAAGGAGATGCAATATACACATCATTTCCATCAATACCTGGAGTTACATAAGAATTTTGAACATTCGTAGTGTAAATACTTGTTTCTGGATAATTACTTAAATTAGCTTTAGATAATAATCTTTGAATTCTATAATTTGCATCTGGATTCAATTCTCCAGATCCTTTAATTAAAACTTCTTTAGAACTAACTAGAGAAATAATAGAACATGATACATCATTAATAAGTGCATCATCTCCAGAAATAAAATTATGAGTATCAAAAAGATTTAATTTATAAGTAAAGTTTGAAGAGTCAATTAACTCAATAGATTCTACATTATAAGTAGCAGAAATATTGGTAAGTAAATTCTTTGTTATTTGACTTTTAGAAACCAATCCTAAACCTTTAGGTTCAATAGTACTTCCTTCTTCATTATAATAAGTAGAATTAAATTCTGGAATTAGATCATCCAAAACTCCAGTAACTCTAACTTTTACTTGGTTAGCAGTACCTACCCCAGAATACCCATAAGCAAATGCATCTAATCTTAAATCTTGCTCTGGTAAAATACTTTTATCTACTCCAGAACACCCATAAAATTGTGTTAAAGATTTTGAAGTATATTTTATAGAATTAAATGTTCCATCTGCGTAATTTGCTATTAAAGTACCAGTAGTTCCAAATCCAACTGTAGAATCAACAGTTAAAACAGTAGCTCCAATAGAAACACCATCTATCAACCTAGTATTAGGATGTATAGAAAAATCTCCACTTACTTTATCTAAATTATGGTCATAATCCAAGCTCATTCTATAGTAAGCCTTATCACCTCTTACTATTTTCTCTATATCACTAATAGCTCCATTAGCCTTTTCAAATCCATAAACATCATCTTGAAATAAGTTTCTATTAACAAGATCCATAGGATCTCCATCAAGAGATTCTACTACTAACTGCTTAGAAACTTTATAATCAGCATCTGAAGGTATAAAAAGATAATCACGTGGTTTAATGACCTCTACATCCTTCCCGTAGAGTGCTCTGAATAGAATTTCAAAGGATTGGTCTGTTCCCTTAGATGAATAAAAATCTTTGGATTGTTTGATGAATAATCTTTCATCAATATCTGTAGATAATTTTCTTTCTTGAAATCCTGGAGCAATTTGAGACTTTACTTTTTTAAAAAACTCTTTAAGGAATCTAATACTCAAATTATTAACTACTGTTCCAGATGAATGAGTAGTAATTCCAGATTGAGAGAAAATTAACTCATCAGGGTCACTAGGACTTCTATATGAGGTAATTCCGCTAAATCCCCTAGAACATCCAGTAAAAGAATTCGTAGTAATTCCAGTATATGTAATAATTTCAGAATCTATCTCAAGTAATCCATACGTATCAGGAAATCCAGTAGTAGAATTTACAGATATAGTATTATCAGCAATTCCTACGTTAGTGGAAAGAGATGTAGAATCTATTAGGTCTGTTAATTCATCAATTTTAATATATTTGTCAATATTTTGTAAAACATCTAAAGTAGACCCCTGCCCCTCTAAAGCAGTATA